CGGGCTCTACGCCTGCGACCTGTTCGTCTCGACGTACAACCCGCGCGGGTTGACCGCAGCGCCCATGGTCTACGACGTGGATGGCGAGTCCTGGCGCCGGACGACCTGATGGGCGAGCGATGAGCAGTCTCTTCGCCGGAGTCGCGCCGACCGCCTCGGGTGGTAGCGGTGGGGCGGCCAACGAAGGCATCGACTTCGTGGCCGCGCATACCGGCACGATCGATGCCGTCCAGTGGTGGATGGCGCCAGCCGGCGGCCCGGCCTCGATCACCGCGATCCTGTACGACACCCAGACACAGCTGCCCCTGGACTCGGTGACCGTGGCCGGCGCGGGCCTGACGCCCAACGCCTGGAACGCCATCCCATTGACCGCACCGCTGGCCATCACGCCCGGCAAGGTCTACACCGCTTCATGCTTCATCACCGCCGGAACCAACGGATTCAGCCCCGGATTGCTCGCCAACCACGTCTTCAACGGGGCCGGCGACCTGACCGGGCTACTCCGCACCGGCCGCTTCGACAACGGCGCTGTCGCCGCCTTCCCGACCACGAAGTTCCCGGACGCGTTCGGCGTCGACGTCGAGTTCACCCAGACGCCGACCTGCGAGCCGTGCCCGCCCTGCCCGCCGACCGAGGGCTTCCTGATCAACCTGACGTCCCCCGGCTTCGTCAACGTGGTGACCGGAGTGGGCCAGTGCGTCGTCGAGGCGCTCGACCAGACGCCAGCCGGCGCACCCTGCCGTCAGTGCCTGCTCCTGCCGACCCAGGCCATCCCGTGGGACAACTGCGGGCCCTGCGACGGGGACTCGTCGTGCTCCGGTCAGATCGCGGTGGCCATCCGGGAGGTATACGGGTCCGGCCAGTTCCCGACGCCGCTCAACGGAGCCTCGTGGCGAAAGTGCAACCACCGCTACGAGGTGGTCCGTGCGGTGGTGTCGGTGACGCGCTGCGTGCCGGCCATGTCCGAGACCGGCCAGCCGCCCGACTGCTCGGCCGAGTTGGTCGCGGCGGTGACGCTGGAGAACGACCGGACCGCGGTGCGCCAGGCCATCGCCTGTTGCCTGTCTGCGGCCAACCTGGCCACCCCGTACTGGGTGTCGGAGTGGGTGATCGGCGGCAGCGTCACGGTGGGCGAGTTGGGCGGCTGCGCCGGGGTGGAGACGGAGTTCTTCGTCGGCGTGCAGTCCTGCCTCTGCCCGAACTAGGTGATGATCTCGTTGCGTCGCCAGTCGGTGAGCGCGTCAACCATCTCCCCCTCAATCTGGTTGGCCGCGAACATCATCGAGCATGCGCCGACCCCACCGCACATTCCACGGTCGGGGTGCTGGCGATCGTGCTCATTCTCGATCGCCGCCCACTTCTGGGCGATCCGGTCGAACGCGTTTCCGTACTCACTCACTTCGACTCCCTTTTTCGATAGATGATCTGTTCATGGTTCAGGTCCGCTTCACGCACCGACTGAACATGACCGCCGTCAACCAACTCCTGACCGGCCCCCAGGGCGGGGTGGCCCAGGACATGCTGCGCCGCGGCCTGCTCGTCGAGACCCAGGCCAAGCGCAACATCTCCGGAACCGGGGGGCCGAAGCGCGTGGACACCGGCCGTCTGCGCGCCTCCATCAACACCCAGTTGGTCGTCCGACAGGGCAAGCCGATCACGGTGATCGGCACCAGCGTCTTCTACGCCCGGTGGGTGCACGACGGCACCGGGCTGTACGGGCCGCGCCACCGCCGCATCTTCCCGGTGCGACGCCGCCGGCTGCGGTTCCGGCCGCACGGGTCGGGGCGGTACGTCTACGCCCGGTCGGTCCGGGGCATGGTCGGCAACCCGTTTCTGGTCAACGCGCTCTCGGCGGCCCGCGGTTAGATCGCCGACTGGAACCCGGCCACGATGCCGCTCGACTCGTCATCGTCGGCCGCTATGCGGCGCATGATCTCGGCCAGCACCGGGTTATCCGGGTCGAGCAGGTCGGCCAGCGCCATATCCTCAAGATCGGGCAGCGGGTCGACGAGGGGCGCGGTCTCTGGCATCTATGCCACCTTCAGGTTCGGCCGGCCGAAGCGGCGCGGCAGGCCGGCGTGATACGGCAGGCGTACCACGTTGCCCGTGGTCGTCCACATCGCCCCGCAGCCCGGGACGGCGCAGAGATGCATGGCCGCGAGTGCGCTCTCACCGTTGTGGCCGCCGACACAGCGACAGTCGTGGAGGCGGGCGGGGCACGGCGAGGTGATCACGGTTTCTCGAATATCGCATAGCGGGCGTACACGGTGACCTCGCGGGCTGCGCTCACCTGGGCGGCGCCCTCGGTGTGCTGCGAGGCTTCGAACTTGCCGCCGCCGTCATTGAGAAACGGGGCGACGTCGCCGCGTCGGATCTTGGAGGCCAGAGATGATGCCTTGGTGGGCGCGAGCCCCTCGGCGATCACCGCCCACTCTCCGGCTCGGCCTTTGAGCATCCGGGCGACGTCCTCCCATTCATGGGCGAACGCCTCGGCCGTCGTCAATGGCTGTGGAGGTGTTTCCCACCGCAGGGGGGCTCGTTGTCGCGGAGTGGTCATGGCTCTCATGGTAGACGCCAGGCCTAGTGACGTGTCAAGTGGACATACCACGACGACCGTTCGCGATCTAGACTCCTCGCATGACCACACCCGATGCAGCGGCGTCCGGTACGCCGGACTTCACGATCAAGCGCGAGCCCATCACGTTCACCATCGACGACGACACGTTCAGCGCCCCAGCCCTCACGGCCCCGGCGACGCTCAAGAAGCTGGCTGGCGTGGCCGGAGCGCTCGGTGACATCGGGGCGCTCAGCAACATCGACAGCGTCATGGCGGCGATCGACGCGCTCGGCGGCATCATGGCCGCGCTCATGCCAGGAGCGTCCGGCGAGCTGTTCAAGGCGCGGTTGGAGTCCGAAGGCGGGGATGGCCAGCCTGCCCCGATCGACCTGCTCCAGCAGGGCCTGCCCGCGTTCTACTACCTGATGGAGCGTAAGGGCCTTCGCCCTACGGTGCCGTCCTCGGCCTTCTCAAATGGGTCGACGGACGGGCGGACGAACACCCCGAGCGATGGCACCTCTTCAACGGCTGGTGCATCGCCCACGGACTCGGACCAGCCCTCGGCGACGGAAACCTTGATCTCCCCGACTGGCTTGATCTGATCCACCATTACCTGCTCCTACACGCGGAACCGGAGAAGCATGTCGCGATCACCCGAGCATTGACCGGCGAACTCGGCACCTGGCGCAGGCTCATGCCCCAGGTCGTCCAGGCGCCGCCGTCGGGCCTGCCCCGACTGCCGCCCTGGTCCCGCCTACGCTCCGCCGACATCGAGCGCATGAACCGCGCCCGCGCCGCGGCCGCCGCAACACAAACCGCCACGGGGGGTGGCCATGGGTCAGCCGATCGATACCGCTGAAGTCGAGATCGTTCCCGACTTCAGCGACTTCGCGCGCCAGCTCAAGGCCGGCATCGACACCGCGATGCGCCAGATGCAGTCCGAGGTCAGCCAGGCGTTCGCGCGGGTCGAGGACGCCGCTGGCCGGGCCGGCGCCGACGTAGGCTCCGAGTTCCAGTCCGGCGGCGAGCGCGCCGAGATGGCCTTCCGCGAGTTGTCGACGGTGGCCAAGCGTGAGCTCGCCGAGGTCGACGTCGCGGCCGGCACCGCCGCGGGTGGCCTGTCCAGCAAGCTGGGTGGGGCGCTGGGGCTGGTCAAGACCGGGCTGATCGGCGTGGGACTGGCCGCCGCCGCCGGATTGGCCGGCATCACGGCGTTCGGGCTCAAATCGGCGGCCAGCCTCGAACAGAGCACGGTGGCGTTCACGTCGCTGCTGCACTCGGCCGACGAAGCCAAGAGCTTCCTGGCTCAGCTGCAGACCTTCGCGGCCGAGACGCCGTTCGAGTTTCAGGATGTTGTCGGCGCGTCACAGCGTCTGCTCGTCCTGACCCAGAGTCTCGGCCAGACCAAGGACGCCGTCGTCCCGCTCCTGACCACCATCGGCGACCTGGTCAGCGTCACCGGCGGCACGTCCGAATCCGTCAACAGCGTTGTGCGCGCGCTGTCCCAGATGGCCAGCAAGGGCAAGATCTCCCAAGAGGAGATGATGCAGCTGGCCGAGGCCCTGCCGGGCTTCAACGCCAACGCCGCCATCGCCGGCCAACTCGGCCTTTCCGTCGCGGACACCTTGACCCTGATCACCGCCGGTGGCGTGGACGCGACCACGGGCATCAACGCCCTGATCGCCGGGATGGCCAAATTCCCCGGCGCGGCCGGGGCGATGGCCGCTCAGAGTCAGACCCTGACCGGCGTCTTCTCCACCTTCAAGGACACCATCGGCATCGCCCTGACCGGGGCTTTCCAGCCGGTCATCCCGGAGATCAAGTCCGCCCTGTCGGAGCTGACCCCGGTGATCGGGGCGGCCGTCGGGCAACTGGCGCCCAGCCTCGGCGGCGCGCTGTCGGCCATCCTGCCGCTGCTGGGAAAGTTGATCCAGGGCATCGTTCCAATTCTGACGCCGATTCTTGACGCACTCGGGCCGGTTCTTGACGCTCTCGGACCTTCCCTGGTGCCGCTCGGGGAGGCCATCGGAGAACTGGTCGTCGCCCTTGCGCCAGTTCTACCCGTACTGGCCGAGTTCATCGGCGTCCTCGCCCAACTGGCCATCCCGATCATCCGGCTGCTCGCGGTCGTCCTGACGCCGCTGACGCCGGTCCTGAACTACATGGCCCGGGCCATCGGCGAGGTTGGTCGGGCGCTGGAGATGATCGACTGGGCGGCTGTCGGGCATGCCATCGTTGGCTGGACCGTCGACGCCTGGCACGCGGTGGTCGACTTTTTCGTCGGCATCGGCGATTTCTTCGCCAAGCTGCCGACCTGGGCGGTGCTGGCCGGCACCGAGTTGCGGGACGAGTTGCTCGAGCGGATCGGCGCCGTCGTCGCCTACGTGCAGAGCCTGCCCGGGCGGTTCTTCGACGCGCTCGCCAGCGCGGTCGGTGGCATGATCCAGGCCGGCAAGGATCTCGTCGGCGGCATCTGGTCCGGCATTCAGAGCATGGGTTCCTGGCTCTGGAACAAGGTCACCGGCTTCGTCTACGACAACACGGTCGGGGCGGCCAAGAAGATCCTGGGCATCGCCTCGCCGTCCACCGTCTTCGCCCAGCAGGTCGGCGCGCAGATTCCCGCCGGCATCGCCGAGGGCGTCCAGGCCGGGATGGCCGACCTGCAGGGTCTGATCAGCCCCATCGTGCCCAGCGGGAACGGGGCCGCTCCGGCGGCGATGGGCACCGGTGGCATTACGATCAACGTGAACATCAACGGGTCGGCCACCTCCGACGACGCGCGCCGCATCGGCGCCGCAGCCGGCGATGGGGTACTCGCGGCCCTGCGGCGCCGCAACATCGGACTCGCGGTGAGGACTGCCTGATGGGGAACTACAACCCGCACCAGCCCTACATCCTCGGCGAAGAGTGGGTGCCGATCCGCGATCGCGATGCCGTCTTCAGCCCGGCCGTCAACTCGGTGGAGCTCGGCCACGGCTTCACGCTGGCCACCTCGCGTCAGATCACCAACGCCCGCTTCTACATCAACGACCTGCGCACCGCCAGCGACCGCGGCCAGACATTCATGGCCGCGGTCTACGCCTCGGGCACCGAGGACCAGTCCGGCCCCGTGTCGAGTCTGCTGGTGCCATGCAACGCCTGCACGGTCACCAACGGCACCGTCAGTGGGGCGGCCACGGCCATTGAGGCGCTGCTGACCCAGTCGACCTCGTCAGGCATCAGCCTGGACTGCTCCCAGCCCAACGCCGGGCTGGCGATGAACTTCGCCATGAGCAGCTACCCGGTCCTCAACGGTAAGCGGATTCTCGGCCTGAACTTCCTGATCGGCGTCAGCGCCAGCGATGACATCGTGGGGCCGACCAGGACCGTCAACACGTCGCAGATCCTGATGACCACGACGGCGACCATCGGCTCGACGACCAACCCTCGCGCGCTGTTCGGCCGGCTCACCGACAACCTCGTTATCGACCGCAAGCCGACCGGGGAGATCAACCAGTTCTGGACGGCCAACAGCCCGGCCACGATCGCGGACCGTCTGCCTTGGACGTACGCCCAACTGGTCCGGCTGGACGCGACGGCGACCCAGCTGTTCATGCGTCTCGACACCGGAACCAATCGGGGCACCACGGCCAACTCAACGTGCTATGTCTACTATGTCGCGTTCGAGGTCATCTACTGCGAAGAGAAGCGCCTCGCGGTCGGCGCCACGCAGTTCGGTACGACGTTTGCCAGCGCGTCCTTCGGGGCGGAGTCGGTGCTCGGCGCGAACCAGATCGTCATGCACGACACCGCCGGCAACCTCACGCCCGTCCTGGCCGCCGGCAATTACGTGCTGACGCTCGCATCGGCCGACGTCGGAAACCTGAACGACTCGCAGAGCCAGAACACCTCGGATTACCCGGACCTGAACGCTGTCCTCGAGTTGTACCAGATCCCGCCGCACCCCGGCGTCGAGCTCGACCTTCCGTTCCCGCTGATCGAGCGCATCGGCGACGTGTTCACCAGCAAGGTCACGCACACCCTGCCGCAACTCTCCCTGCACGCCAGCGGCGGCACACTGACCGAGCCGCACGTCTACGGCCGCCAGGTCGCCGCCCAGGTGTACGGCGTCAACACGGCCACCCAGGAGATCTACGACGACATCTCCGGCGTGGCCGCCACCTACCCGCAGGTGCGCTACTACGCCCGCCGCTTCGGCGACACGACCATCCCCCTGACCCTGACCGGGGTCGGCGTGCTGGCCGGTTCAACTGCCTCGATCACCGTGGCCGACTTCGACGCCCTCACCGAGATCCTGGACGGCTGGAAAGAGATCACCCTCCGCTTCGCCACCCCGCCATCCATGGGCGCGGTCGCCGGCAATCCGGGCTGGACCTGGTCGGCCACGTCCGAGACGTCAGGCAACCGATGGGAAATCCTCGGTGCCAGCGCGCCCGCGGTCTCGGGCATCGGCGGCAACCTCTACAACCAGGTGCCGACCGCCGACCGTCTCGGCACGGCCACCTACCAGCCGCCGGCCGGCGACACCGTGGAGCTCACCTGGATGCCCCAAGGCGTCTCCACGCCTTGGGTTACCGGTGCGACCGCGGACGCCGGTAGCGACGCGGTGCTCATCTTCAGCCAGGATCCGCCCACCGTCACCGGCCTGGCGCTGTCACAGCTCACCCAGCCCGTGTCGGGCATCGGCGCCCTGTGCGGTTCGACGCCCTGCTGCATCCCCACCGGCATCGGCTACCACCAGGTGTCCTGGTCGGCCCAGACCGCTCTGCCTGTATCCGGGTTCGGCGCTTACGAGTTGCAGCGCTGGGACGCGGTCACCGGCGGCGACTTCGCGACGATCATGCTGTCGACCACGGCGTCCGGCACCAGCTTCCGCGATTACGAGGCCCGTGTGGGCGTCACCGCGGTCTACCGGATACGCACGCTGAACGTGCTCAACTTCGCCGGGTCCTGGTCCACCTATGTGTCCGGCGCGCCGCCGGCCCCCGGCGTGACCGGCGGCTGCGGCAGCCAAGATGGCGTGCTGATCTTCACGTCGAACTCTGACCAGACCGGCGCCGACAACGCCGCTTACGTCATGCAGTGGGACAACACGCCCAATGAGAGCTTCGACCTGCCCGAGTCCGACATGGTCACCTTCCAGCCCATGTACGGCCGGGACGGCTCGATCGCCTTCCACGGCACGGAGCGTGGCTTGGAGGAGTTCAGCCGGCAGGTGCTCCTGCAGGCTGGCGCGATCGCCCTGCCCAGCCTCGCTGATGCCGCCGACATCCGCGACCTGGCCTGGGCGCAACTGCCCTACATCTGCGTCCGCGACGACCGCGGCAACCGCTGGTTCTCCAACGTGCGCGTGAACGGCGTCAACGCACGCAACAACGCCCAGAACTACATGGCCAGCCTCGCGGTCACCGAGACGACCCGCACCGCGTACCCGGTGGACCCATGACCAACCCCTTGGCCACTCCTGGCGTCGGGTCGGCGTGGCCGGGCGGCCGGGCGTTGACGACCCTGCCGGCCAACCCGGCGCTGGACCTGTCGGCTGCCGTCGGGCAGATGACCTACACGTACCGTTTCGCCCTGTTCGATGGGGTGTCTGGCGAGGTGCTTGGCGACATTCATCCCATCCGCACCGGCACCCTGTCCCATGACACCAGCCGCACCACGAAGCGTTCCCTCAACCTGAAGCTGGGCAAGGCCGATACCGCCGCGGTCAACACCGTGACCGACCGCATCGACGTCTTCATGACCATCCCGGGCGCGCGCAACCCGGACCGCCCGGACGGGGACTGGCCGCTCGGGCGGTACCAGTTCGTCGACGACTCGCTACGCCAGTACACCTCTGGCGTCCTCTCCGACCCGCAGCTCACCGACGAGATGTTCCTGGTCGACCAGGCCATCCTGCGAGGCATCTCCGGGGTGGGACGCGGCGTGGTCAGCGTGCTGGTCGACCTGCTCGGCGAGCTGCCGGTGGTGTTCGACGTGGAGCCGTGCACGTTCACCTCGGCCGACTCCTGGGGCATCGGGGTGAGCCGGGGTCAGATCCTCGACGCGCTCTCCGTGGCCGGCGACTACTGGTCACCATGGTTCGACAACAATGGAGTGCTGCGCTTCGTGCGCACCTTCGACCCCGCAGCCGCGGTACCCGATATCGACATGGACGCCGGGTACCGGGTCATCCGCGACGACATCCTACGCACTAACGATCTATTGTCCGCACCGAATACGATCGTTGTGATCTCCAACAACGCCCCGACGACCGCTCCGGTGGTGGGGGTGGCCACAGTCCCGGTCAATGCGCCCAACTCGGTGGCCAATCGAGGCTTCGCCATCACCAAGGTGCTCGACCTGCAGCTGTCCGACGACACCCAGGCGCAGGCCGTGGCCAACGGGCTGGTACAGCGTCAGGCCATCTTCGAGCAGGTCGCGCTGTCCACGCCAGCCGACCCGCGTCACGACGGGTACAACGTGATCCGCTGGCAGAGCGAGAACTGGCTGGAGCTCGCCTGGTCCATGCCGCTGGAGCCCGGAGCACCCATGACCCACACGATGCGCCGCTCATACCTGCGGGCCGGCGCATGACCACGCCCAGCGCCGATGCCCAGGCCACCGTCCAGGCTGTCCAGGACAACGCCCAGCGCCTCGGGCTGACCTGGACCCGCAGGCCGGCCACCGTGACGTCCACCAGCCCTCTCATGGCGACCCTGGACGGCGATACCGAGCCGATCTCCATGACCTCCATGCTCGAGCGTCTCGAGGTTGGCCAGCGGGTCTACGTCGACATCGTTCCACCCAGCGCCAACTTCATCGTGGGCATCATCACCGTGGCTACGCCGATCGGAGCACACGTCGCCCGCGCACTGTCTGTGCAGTCATTGCCCAATGGGGCCGCCACGGTGGTGATCTGGGACCTGGAGTTGTTCGACACGTCCGGCTTCCTGGGGGCCACCCCGACCGCGAACGTCGTCATCCCAGCTGACCTGGGCGGGATCTACACGATGACGGCCAGCGTGGAGATGACTGGAACGGGAACGCGTAACTTCGCCACAATTCTCATCAATGGGGTTCGGTTCGTCCGGTCCTCTCTTGATCCAGGAGAAGATTTCATCGGCGTTTCGGGAACCCGTACGCTCGGGCCCGGCGACATCATCACGGTTGACGCATTTCAGAACAGCGGTGTCGGCGTCGGCATGATCGTCGAGTTGTGGCTGTTCCGAGTCCTGCCGGCGATGACATGAACTGTTTCGCCGTGATCCTGGCCCACAGCCGGCCCGAGATGCTCTGTCGAACCTGGCGCGCCATCGGACCGCAGGTCGACATGGTCATCGTCATCGACAACGCCAGCACGCCGCCCGTGGACGCCGAGGCGCTGCACGGCGCCGGGTGGGTCACCGTGGTGATCCGCGTTCCCGACCAGCCACCCAACCTCTCGCGCATGTGGAACCTGGGTATCGATCGCGCCATCGACGTGCATGAGGCGCGCATCGGAGCGGAGAAGGGGCGGCCGTTCATCGCCGTGCTCTGTGACGACGCACCGCCGCTACCCGGCTGGTTCGACGCGGTGACGGCGGCATTGGTCGAGACCGGCGCGGCGGCCGGCGCCTCGGCGCCGGCCATGTTCAGCTTCGCCGGCCCGCCGAGGGTGAAGCGCGAGCGCGACAGCGACCTGGCCGGGCGCATGCCGGGGTGGGCCTGGATCCTCGACCCGGTCAGCCCGGTGCGCGCTGACGAGCGGTTCGAATACTGGTGGGGCGACACCGACCTGGACATCCAGGCCCGCGGGGCCGGCGGGATGGTGCTGATCGGCAGCCATCCCGTGCCCAACCTCGTGCCGGACGGCTGGACCGGGCACATGGCCGCTCAGGTCGCCGTCGACTCTCAGCGCTTTGTGGACAAGTACGACGGCTGGCGGCCCTGGTAATTCTGGTACGCCCCGACCGCAGCTGAAACAGCACGGCCGGGGCTGGTCAGAGCTTCTGCATCCCTGATCGCCGTCGAGCCTAGGGCCGGACCTGGTGACACGTCAAGCGGTCGTGATACCGTCACGACCATGAAGCCACTGCCCTCGCCATCCATGGGTATGGTCCAGTTTCTGACGCGCCTGCATGACCTGATTCAGCCCGAGGTGTACCTGGAAACCGGTACCGAGGCCGGCACGATGCTGGCACTGGCGCACCGGGCCGGGATGGCCATAGCGATCAGCCCGACAGCGAACATCGCGGCGGACAACCGGCACGGCAACCAGCGCGTCTGCACGCAGGCCGTCGACGAGTACTTCGGTTGTGAGTCCTGCGAGCGGCACCCGATCGGCTTCGCGGTCATCGCCTCGCGCCTCTTCGAAGAGGCGCTCCGCGACCTGGTGCATGTCGAGCGGCATGCTCGCCCCGGCGCCGTGGTCGTCGTCCCCCACGTGTTGCCGACCAGCCAGGACATGGCCTGGCGCGTCCGCCCGCCAGGCGATTGGACCGGCGACGTGTTCAAGCTCGCGACGATCCTGGCCAAGTATCGCCCGGACCTGACCCTGCGCCTGGTCGATGTGACGCCGTACGGCGCGCTGGTCATCACCGGCCTGGACGCGCGCAACGTCGTGCTGGAGAAGCAATACGACAAGATCGAGGCCGACTGGAGATCGCGCCATCACGTGCCGGATGCGGTCCTGCGACACGCTGGCGCCATCGCGCCGGAGCAGGCGCTGGCCGCCGTGGCCGCCGAGCTGGAGAGTGCGCGCAAGCGCGGCGTCCGGGCATGAGCGTGCGCGTCGGCTATGGCTGCTGCGTCGGGTCCTGGGACCGGTTCAACCGGTACGTGCTGCCCCACGTCGGAGATGCCCCCGTGCTCGGGCTGAGCGGCCAGACCTCGATCGGGCAGGCGTACAACGCGATGCTGTCGTGGGCCGCGATCGCCGATTTCGACATGCTGATCCTCCAGCACGACGATCTTGAGATCATCGACCCCGAGCACGTGGCCAAGTTCGTAGCGGCGCTCGGCGAAGGCGGAGCGCAGATCGCCGGGGTGGCCGGCGGTTCGGCGCGTCAGGGGCTGGCCTGGTGGAATGCCGACCCGATCGGCCGCGTCCAGGCGGAGACTACAGTGGTCGACTTTGGCGTACGGGCCGGGTCGGTCGAGGTCCTGGACGGCTGCGTGCTGGCGTTCTCGCCGCTGGCGATTCGGAGCGTCGAGTTCGACCCGCGACCCGGCTTCCACGGCTACGACTGCGACATCAGCATGGAAGCCGGGGCCGCCGTCGTGGTGGACGTGCAAACGCACCATCACACCGCGCTCGGCTTCAAAGACGAAGCCAGCCATCAGGACTGGCTGCTCACGGACCAATGGTTCAGGGAGAAGTGGAGCATCGATGCATGAGTCTGTGCTGGCCTGGGTGGCCGAGCGGCTGACCTCTGACGACGTCAAGGGCCTCGACGTGCTGGAGGTCGGGTCGTACGACGTCAACGGCTCCGTGCGTCCCATCGTCATGGCGCTGGAGCCAGCCAGCTACGTCGGCGTGGACCAGTCCGCGGGCCCCGGCGTGGACGTCGTTTGCGAGGCCGCCGACCTCACGGAGCGGTTCGCGCCCCGCGACCTGGTCATCAGCACCGAGATGCTTGAGCACGTCGTCGACTGGCAGTCGACGATCGTGCAGCTCGTGAACGTTGTCGCGCGCGCCGGCCTGCTGGTCCTCACCACGCGCAGTCCCGGCTTCCCCTACCACCCATACCCGATCGACACCTGGCGGTACACGGCCGAGGCGATGCGTCACATCCTCGACGCGTGCGGCCTGGACGACTGCGAGGTCGTCCCCGACCCGCAGGCGCCCGGAGTGTTCGCGACCGCGCGCAAGCCGCTGGACTGGGTAGCATCATGGCGGCCGGGGCTGTTCGAGGGGATCACCGTCGAGGCCATGGTGGCGCCATGAGCCGACCGAGGGGGGTCTAGTCGTCATCGTGGCCGATGATCCGCCCCTGATCGTCAAACCGGTACCGGCGGTGCTTGATCTTCGACAGCGGCGGCCGGTCCGGGTTGGCGTCTTCGATCTCGGCTCGGCGGCTGAACCAGCGCGTGATCTTCGGTGGCTTGACCAGCAACCAGGCGCCCAGAATCAGTCCGGCGGCCATGATCAGGATCGGCATCACCGGGCCACTGTAGGTCTGTACACAACCTCGACATCCGCCAGCGAGCATGCCGTCAAGTCTACTTGACGTGTCACTAGGATCTTGGCTAGTCTCGCGCCATGCCCCGCGAGACGATCAGCGTCGTCACCCCGGTCCACCCTGGTCGGATCCGCAACGGGCTGTTCGCCGAGTGCCTGCAGAGTGTCCACGCACAGACGCTGCTGCCCGACGCACATTGCGTCGCCATCGACCTCGACGGCGAGGGAGCGGCGCCGACGCGACAAAAGGCGCTCATGCAGGCCCGGACCGATTGGGTGGCCTTCCTCGACTCAGACGACCTCTTCCTGCCCAAGCACCTGGCCCGGATGCTGCACTACGCCCAAGAGCACGAGCTCGACTTCGTCTACTCCTGGTTCAAGGTGCTGCAGGACTTCGGCGGCGGCCAGCGACGCGTCCTCGAAGACGACCCGGTCTTCCCGATGACGCACTACCTCAACCCATGGAACCCCGACGATCCGATCGAGACCACGATCACGGTGTTCGTGCGCACCGAGCTGGCCCAGCAGGTCGGATTTCAGGCGCTCGATCGCGGCCACGACACCAACTCCGGCGAGGACCGGTACTTCACCCTCGGCTGCATGGCGGCCGGCGCGAGGATCGGGCATCTGGTCCGGAAGACATGGCTCTGGCGCCACCGCTCACTCGACGGGGTGGCTCAGAACACGTCCGGTTTGCCAACCAGGGGGGACGCGGTATGAGCGAGCGTTATGAGGTGCCCGGCGCTGAGGGAAGCCTCGGACCGGGCCCGGGTCAATACGGCAAGCCGCACGTATATGCGCGGGACGTCCAGTCTGGCGCGGGGAACTGCGTGTGCGGTCACGCACTTGGTGACCGTCGGCATACAGAGGCCGCGCCCGGAGTGCCGATTCCGATGGAAATGCGCTGGACGACCTGGCCACCGCCGGGCGGGTGCTTGGCGATGAACGTTGACGTCGAGTTCTATCGTCAGCCCGGCGGCTGGTACTTTGCGATCTACCCGGCCGATGGTAGCGCCCGGCTGCTCGTGAACGGATTCCGCCGAACTAGGTTCTTCGCTCGAATGGCCCTATGGCGCGCGTATCGGAAGCTGCGCCAACCGTGATCGATCCCTACGCCGGTTGCGACTCGACGAACCCGTGGGGTCGCTGCGCCTGCGGCCACCTCTGGATGTTCCACGACATCGAGGAATACACCGGCGACGGGTCGGAGATATGCTGCGCCGAGGGCTGCGATCAATCCCGGTGTCCCGGGAAGGTACCGCGTGTCGCCGCGGGTGAGCCGCAGTGATCGTCTACGTCTACCCCGCCGATCCGTTCGGCTGCGGGTTTCTATCGTCTCGCCTTCCCCGCGGCCGCCGCGAAGGCCCTCGGCGCTGACGTCCGGCTCGTCATGCCCTCGGACCGGGTCGGGATCGGCGGCGAGGTGGACACCCGTACCGGCCGGCTGGTCAACCTGAAGTACCCGCCCGACGCCGACGTCATCGTGCTGCAGCGTGTCGCCATGAACACCCTGGCCCAGGCCATCCCCCAGCTGCGCGCGGCCGGGGTGGCCGTCGTGGTCGACATGGACGACGACCTGACGAAGATCGACCCCAACAACCCGGCGTTTCTGGGGTTCCAGGTCAAGACCGGCAGCCCTCTGCACAACTGGCGCAACGCCCACCAGGCCTGCCTGGACGCCACCCTGGTCACCGTCTCGTCGCCGCCGCTGCTCAAGACGTACGCCTCGCACGGGCGCGGCGTCGTGCTGGAGAACCGGGTGCCGGCGGCCTACCTGGACGTGGCGCATGTCGACTCGGCGACGATCGGGTGGGCCGGGTCCATCCACTCCCATCCGGTCGACCTGCTGCCGCTGGGCCCGGCCGTCCAGCGGCTTGTGCGCGAGGGCGTCGAGTACTGGGGCGTCGGCCCGGACTACCACCGCCAGCGCGGCGACGGCGGTCTGGCGCGGGCACTCGGCGTGGACGAGGCGGAAACCGTCGGCGACGTCGGCTTCGCGGACTGGCCGCGGGCGGTGGCCACCCTGGGGGTCGGCCTCGCGCCCCTCGCCGACACCGACTTCAACGCGGCCAAGAGCTGGCTGAAGCCGCTGGAGTACATGGCCTGTGGAGTGCCGTGGATCGGCTCGCCGCGCGCTGAGTACCGACGGCTGGCTGCGCTGACCCGGGTCGGGGTGCTGGCCAAGGGTCCACGCGACTGGTACCGGCTGGGGAAGCGGGCGGCGAGTGACCGGGCCTGGCGCGTCGAGCAGTCAGCGGCTGGCCGCGCCGCGGTGCTCGAACACGACCTGACCTACGAGGCGTCGGCATGGCGCTGGCTAGAAGCCTGGGAGCACGCGCTGAAGCTGCAACGGGGCTAGTGACTTCTCACGCACTGATGGTAGCCTCCGATCATGAGATGTGGCCTCGACTTCGCCTGGTCCCGCCCTGGTGTGGACGCGATCCTGGCTGGCGGTTTCACGTTCGTCCTTCGGTACCTGTCCTACGACGCCAGTGGCAAGAACCTGACCCGCAAGGAGGCCGACACGTATCTGGCCCACAACGTCGACGTCGTGAGCAACTGGGAGTACGCGATCGACGCCGCGCTGAACGGGTACGGCCAGGGCGTGCGGGACGCCACCGAGGGGCAGCGGCAACACCTGGCGTGCGGCGGCGACCCGGACGCGCCGATCTACTTCTCCGTCGACTTCGACGCGACGGCCGGCCAGCAGGGCGCGATCGACGCCTACCTGGGCGGCTGCGCGAGCGTCATCGGCGCATCTCGGGTCGGGGTGTACGGCGGCTACTGGGTCGTGAAGCGCTGCCTCGACAACGGGTCCGCGGTATGGGGTTGGCAGACCCGCGCCTGGTCCGGCGAGCCGACGCTGTGGGATCCGCGCGCCGCGATCCGGCAGGTCCAGAACGGCGTCACGGTCGGTGGTGGAGCGGACTGCGACATCAACACCACCGACGTGGCCAACTTCGGCCAATGGTTCGGCCCGGGCGGCGATCCGGGCGGCGTGTTCCCCGGCGACGGGTCCACTGTGGAGAGAGGTATCCCTGACATGCTGCTGATCAAAGCCACCGGCTCCGACGCCGTGTACGTGTACAACGGCGCGTACCGCACCTACCAGGGCAGCCCGACCGCCGTCGCGGAGATGCGCGGCGCAGGCGTTCCGTTCCTCGAGGTCGAGGACCTGTCTGCGTACGGCATCGAGTTCTCGCCGGCCGAGTTCTACGCCGACCGGGACCGGAGCCGAGCCGCCGACGCGAAGGTTGTCGCCTCCACGCCCGGCGCCGGGGCTGGCCCGACCCACGACGAGCTCGTGCAGGCCGCGTTCGAGGGCGCCGAGCGCGCCGAAGACTCATAGGCGACCGCCGGTGGCCTGGACTCAGCCGCCGGCCAGCATCACATCCGAAGTGGCGGCATGATGACCTGGTGGCAGCAACTGGTGACGTTCTGCCTTGGTCTGACCGCCGTGCTCGCCGCGGCGGGCCTGGTCGGAAGATGGGGTCGCCGGATGTGGAGCACCAACCGGAAGTTCAACCGCCTGCTCGACCAGCTGCTCGGCGACGAGCATGCCCGCCCCCCCATCCCCAGCCTCATGG